AGAGCCGAAGTACTGCGACCTGGTACCCGACGGCTTTGAGCTGACGGAGAGCGAGGCCGAGCTTGCCAAGGCCTACCAGCTCACAGACGGGCAGTTGGCTTGGCGACGTCGCTACCTCGCGACCTTGGGGCCGTACAAGTTCCGTCGTGAGTACCCCGCCTGCCTCGATGATTGTTTCCTCGGGCGAGAGGGCGGGTACTACGGCGAAGAGGTTTTGCAAGACGTCCACGTCATCGAGCACGAGCTACACGGCAAGGCGCACGGAAGAGAGGTTGAGGCACCACACCCGCATGACCGCTACGTGATGGGCGTCGACATCGGGGGAGGCGTAGGTGGTGACTACTCGGCCTTGTGCGTCGTCTCGGTCTCGACAATGCAGCCGGTCTACACCGAGCGCAACAACCGAGTCACACCCGCAGCGTGGGCGCATCGCTGCATACAGGTCGCGAGCCGCTACAACGATGCACTCATGTTGGCCGAGTCGAACAACCACGGACACGCCTTCCTTCTCGAGGTGACGCATTGCGGCTACCGCTACCAGTGGCGCAACCCGAAGGGCAGGCCATGGGTGACTACCCTGCAAAGCAAGCTCGAAGCGTTCGACACCTTGCGCGAGTCGCTGCAGATAGTGAAGGTCATGGACCGGGTGACGTGGATGGAGCTACGCAGCCTCACCATCCCACCGGGCAAGGTCGCACCCGAGGCACCTAAAGGCGGGCATGATGACAGTGCTATGGCTATGGCGTTAGCATACCGGTGCCTGCGCGATATTCCCTCATCTTGGCGCACTCACGCGCTACAATCGGGGCGCACCCGTATTGATGACCTAATCAGCCGCAGCCGAGCTCGGCGCATCCGGTCGCACACCTTGCCCTTCTGAGGTCTACATGCTGACACCCGAGCAATGCGAGGCAATCTGCCAGCAGCACGACACGTACTGGCAGGGCAGGCGAGACGAGCTGCGCGAGATGCGCGCGCTCTACATGACTCGCTTCTTTGAGACGTCCGCACCGACGCTTGACGGCATCCTTCGCACCGAAGTCCCTAAGGCCTACGCGGTTGTTGAGAGCTACCTCGGGAGCCTCTACGCCAAGAACCCGAGCGTAGAGGTGCAGGCAGACATCCGGGGGCGCGGCAACGCAGAAGTCGCTGAGGCGACGGCGAACCAGTACCTGCTCACAATCCGCGAGCAGCTCGAAGACGCCACCCGCTTGGCGCTCATCTACCCGGCCGGCTTCGTTAAGCTCGCCCCGACCATGGGGGCAGACCCGCTCAAGCGAGTGAGCTGCGCAGCCCTCTCGCCCTGGGAGGTCATCGTAGACGCGACTGCGACCTCCTGGGAGTCTCAGCGCTACGTCGGACATGTCTACCTCATGCCACTGCTCGAGGCTGCGGAGCGCTACAGCAAGGCACCCGAAGAGCTGCGAGCTCGCGCGTACTCGAAGTGGATTGAGAGCACTGGCATCGCAGGCAAGGATCAGATTCTCGGGCTGGGAGACCCTACGCAGACCCCAGCGGAAGAGCAGTGGGTGCGCATCGTGGAGGTCTACGACCTACTCGGTGACTCGCTCGTCGTGTGGTCGCCCGACTACGCAGACGGCAAGGCGCACCTCTTCGAGGGCGTGCAAGTGCAGGTCGGTGCCCTCGATGCCGATGCAGCAGCAGACGCAGACCGCCCCGATGCGGAGACCGAGCACGAGACAACGGGCATCCCCTACAAAACCGCCAACGGTCGCCCGGTTGTGCCTATCATTCCCCTCTACTTCTCGCGCGACCCTGACACGCCCCTGCGGGGCTACTCGCTCATCCGTCGCAGCATGGACCAGTTCCGCGAGCTCAACGTGATGCGCACCTACCAAGCCCAAGGCGTGCGGCGCATGGCTCGGCAGTGGATGGTGCGGGCAGGGTTCCTCTCCGAGGACGGTGCCGCGAAGATAGCGCAGGGTCTCGACGGCGAGTTCATCGAAATCGACTTGCAGCCAGGCGCGCCCCTCGAAGGCAACATTATGCCGGTGCCCCAGGCGCCCATCCCTGCAGACATCAGCATCTACGCGCAGACGGTCAGCAACGACATCAACGAGGCAGGCCTGCTCGCACCCTTCACGAGGGGCGAGGTGACGAAGAGCACAGCCACCGAGCAGCAGCTTCTCTCGGCTTACACGAGCAGCGAGGTGGGCAGGTATGCGAGAACACGCGACCACGTCATCACGTCCATCGCCAAGACCTACAACATCATGTTGTCGGTCGTGCTCGGGGACGATGCCGAGCCCCTTGCGCTGCCCAACCCGGTCGGCCCCACCATCCTGTCGGCCGACGACCTCACCGGCGACTTCAGCTACTGGGCAGTCGACGCAGGCACCACCCCGATGAGCGACTTGACGAAGCAACAGGCCCTCGAGCGCTTGGTGCCTCTCCTCGTGCAGCTCGGTGCCGACCCTGCCCAAGTGCTCGGCGAGCTCGTGCGCACCTACCAACTGCCCGAGTCGTTCGCTCAGGTCGTAGAGCCCGAGCCCGTAGCGCCTACCGAGGCACCCCTTCCCCTACCCCCTCAAGGATTGTAGCCATGCCCCTCGTCATTGCATCCGGTGCCCCGCAGGGCATGCCCGCAGACCTCGCAGCCATTGCCGAAGAGCAAGACAGCCTCATCGGCGAGGAGATGGCAGACATTGTGCCGAGACCCGACCGCCCGTACTCGGCAAGGGTCTACACTGCGCTCACCAAGGCCATTGCGAAGGCTGCGGAAGTCATGGGGCTCGACCTCACACCCGAGACCTACAGCGGACCGGTTGAGGCAATGGACGCAGACGTTGCACGCTTCCTCGCCATGATGAGCGCAGCCGCGAGCGACTACGGCAAGCCGCTCCCGGTTGACCTCGAGGACATCAAAGGCGACAGCGAGCTTACTGCCATCACCGCAGCGCTTACCCAACTCGCCAGCGACAAGGCCTTTGCCGAGTTCCTCGATGCTCCAGTAGAAGAGGAAGTCATGGAGGAAGAGACCGTCATCGAGCCCGACGGAGAAGAGGAAGAGGAAGAGGAAGAGTTTGACTTTGCGCAGCGCATGCGGCGATAGCCATGGCCTTTAAGTCCATCCGGTTGCGTCTCGCGCAGCTCTTCGGCTTCGGCAAGCGGCCCAAGAGCGTCATCCCTACGACCCGCAAGCAAGCCTACTACCGCTCCTATGAGGGCGGAGTGATGGGCAACCTTGTGCAGGCCATAGAGCGAAAGCAGCCCGTCACCTTCTTTTACAAGGACAAGTGGCAACCGGAGGGGACACCAGGCGCACTGGGGCAGCGGGTAGGAAACCCCCATGCAATCTGGAAGGGCACGAACGGGCGCGTCTATCTGCACCTCTACGTTGACCCTCAGTCAGCGACAGCAACGGGCGGTCTGCCCGGTTGGCGCACCTTCCTCGTCAACAGAATCCAAGGAGTCAGTGTCCTCGAGCTTGGCGCTACCTTCTTGGGCCGTCCTGTCGCCTTCATCAAGGCGCCAGGCTGGAACCCCGGTTGGTATCGCCAAGTCGGGCAACCCGTAAAGCTCATCCAATAGAGAGGACAACATGTCACACGAGAGCGTAGCCGAGCAGGTGCTTGCCGAAGTGCAAGCGCAAACCGCCCCCGAGGCACCGACACCCGAAGCCGCACCCGATGCCGAGCTTGCAGCGATGCAGGCGGCAATGGAAGACGACGGCGCAGAAGTCGAGGTGGAAGAGGCCACACCAGGAGAGGCACCACGAAAGCGCGGGCTGAGCTGGGAACAGGCTGTGAAGTCGGTGCCCCCAGACATCGCTAAGCTCATGCGCAGCATGCACGCAGACTACACCCGAAAGACCCAAGAGCTTAGCAGTCAGCGCAAGGACTTCGTGCGAGAGCGGGAAGCTCTCATGCGAGGCAAGAAGGCGCTGACGACTCGGGAAGAGCTGCCCGAGTACGACCCCTTCAACGAAGACAGTATCAACGCGCGCATTGAGCAGGAGGTGACGAAGCGCCTGCAACAAGTGCTCGAACCGATGCAAGCCGAGTATGAGCAGATGGCGGCGCAGGACAACTACAAAGCCTTTATCACCGAACACCCCGACTTCGAGAGTGACACCGGCCTGCGTTCCGAGGTGCAGCACCTGCTTGAGGGCAACGAATCGCTCGACCTCGAAACGGCCTACTGGGCAGCACGAGGCAAGCGCGCAAAGCTCGATGCAGCCAAGGCGAGCGAGACACGAAGCGCCAAGCGTCGGGCAGCTAAAGAGGCAGCGCTCAAGGGCACCGGCACACCGAGGCGAGGGGGCAGCGGAGGCAAGCCGCAGCGGGGCGACCTACGCAAAGCGAGTGCTGCGGATATTCTCGCAATGGCTCAGGCTATGCACCGTAGGTAGCACCGTGCTACAGTAGCGGCACTGTAAGGCCACCCCATTGCGGAGCCTTGCGCCTTCGGCACTGCGACCACCGCAGCACGCCCCGAACTCGCAAGCATTTCTACCGCTATGGGAGGCCACCTTGGCCGCACCTCAGTCAGTCATCAGCACTACGCTGCAGCTTCTGCGCGACAAGCTGATTGACAACTCTTTCCTTTCGCACCCCCTCTTCCGCGCCATCGAGTCCGCTGGCAACCTCGTCAAGGTCTCGGGCGGTCTCCGCGTTGAGCAGCCTGTCATCTTCGGCGAGCACAGCAGCATCACCGAGCTTAGCAACGGCTTCGAGCCGGTGAGCATGGCAGTCACTGACCCCTTTCAAACTGCCAAGTTCGAGTACTCGAACTTCACGCAGCCCATCATCTTGTCCGCAGTCGAGAAGGCCGCGAACAAGGGTGACCTTGCAGTCGTCAACATCCTCGAATCGAAGATGAAGAACGTCATGCTCGGGCTGAAGAAGGAAGTTTCGAAGCAGGTCATTCGGGGCAACAGCACCAAGCTCACGACCCTGCAGACCCTCAACGGCATGACTACCGCACCGGGTACGGGCTGGCTCGAAGGCATCGCTACGGGCACTCAGCAGAACGTTGTAGGCAACCTCTCGAAGGTGACCTACCGCTCTCAGAACTGGTTCAACAACTTCTATGACTCGGGCGCGAACTTTGCGCTCAGCCATCTCGACCAGTTGATGATTGACTGCCAGATTCGCAACCCTGCAGGCGAGTTCCCTGACATCATCTTCATGTCTCCGAACTGCTTTGCTGCCTTCCAGAACAAGCAGCAGAGCCACGTTCAGTACGTGAGCGCGAGCGACCGGGACGGTCTTGACCGCGATATGGTGGCCATGTGGCGCGGTGCCAAAATCTACGTCGAGCCCAATTTGGGCTTCACGGCGCAGAACCCCGCCAAGCCGGTCAGCGCCTACGTGCTGAGCAGCAGCAACTTCCAGCTCTACGCAGACACCGACGGCTTCTTTGAAGTCAGCGACATGATGCCCGTCCCTGGCACTGCGACCGAAGCCGCTATGGTATTTTGCCGTATGCAGTTGGTCACAGGCCATCTCGCCAGTCATGGCGTCCTTCTCGATGCGGAGTCCTGAGCCATGGCTACCTCTACTCTCGTTCAGCTTCTCGAAGCCGGTCAGGCCTCCGACACCTCCAACCGTCGACAGCTTGAGACCTTCCTTAGCTCTGGTGCTATCACCAAGGGTGACTGGGTTGAGCTCGACGCATCCAAGACCGGTGCAGACCGTGCGCTTTACGTCAAGGAGTGCGCTACGGTCGCCACGAAGGGCAACGCAGGCGCGTTCGGTGTAGCCCTCGAAACCGTCGCAGCAGACGAGCAAGTGCGCGTCGTTGTCGCTGGCTACGTCGCTGAGGCGCTTGTCGCAGCAGCCACCGTCGCCGGTAGCGCCCTTGTGGGTCCCATCGGCACCGCAGGGCGAGCCGAAATCGAGGTGCCCGGCACCACGACGGGCAGCGTCTGCGGCATTGCGCTCGACGTCGATACTGCAAACATTGCTCCGGTCTTTGTCATCAAGAAGTACTGACTATCCGCACAGATAGTCGCGGCCTTGCGTCCTCTCGGCTGCGACTGTCTTGGCCCCTCCGACCTCTCCCCCCAAGGTTGGGGGGGCCTTCTCTCTGTCTTGAGGTGACCCTATGAGACTCATCGAGCTGCTCGACTTCTGCGGCAACCTCTTAGACTACGACCCGGTTAACGACACCTACCGCGACCAGCTCGTCACGCTGCTCAACGATGCGCAGACCAGGTGCCTGACCGATAGGCCTTGGGCGTTCGCGTCTCGAGACCGCAAGTTGCAGGTGTGGACAGATACGACGCTCGCCCTGACAGTCACCTCGGGCAGTGCTCAGGTGACCGGATCGTTCGGTGTCAGCCCCGACCCCATCAAGCCAGGCAGCAACCTCGCAGGCGCAGAAGTCGAGTTCGCCGACTCCGCAGGGCGCTCGCACCGCCACCGCATTGCATGGGTAGAGCTCGGCACTCGCCTATACCTCCGCACCGCTTACACCGGCACAAGCGGCACATACACTGCGACGGTCAAGCGGCGCGAAGTGTACCTGCCCTCCGACTGCATGACCGTGCAGAACGTCAGCGACCCGCACGTAGGCGTACCCGCGAAGGCGCTCTTCCTCTCAAAGTGGGAACGGGAAGACGCGAACCTTGACCCCAACCTGCTCGGCACCATCGAGGCATTCCTGCCCAGTGAGGGCAGGCGAGTGCCTGCCCCGCAGATGCCTCGAGGTGTGGCAACGGTAGCAGGCGTCGGGCAGGGCGTTCGCACCATCAATGTCTACATGTGCAACGTAGAGGGACCGCATGCGCAGGCCTTCGAGACCTATCGCCGCGATGTGAGCTCGGGCTTCGAGTCGAGCTTCTCGAAGGTGGCCACCTTCGCGCTGACCGATACGCAGACCTTGACGATGACACCCGAGGTATTGCCCAACCAGACCGGCCTCTACCGTCGGTACTACTTCACCTGCCCCGAGGCCAACATTCTCGCACCGGTGCGCATCCGGCATGCCGACACCGAGGACGCTCTTGCGGTCGGAGTCGACACAGTACCCCCCAAGGGCGGCATCACCCTCAAGCCAAA